CATTCATGGAATGAAGTTTGATATTCTAAAAGATGGAGAAGTATTATGCGAAGAATTAGGTCTTAACTTTAATGAAGTTTATTCCCGTACAAATACTTCATACAAACCAACCCCAGAAGGTTGGAGTGATTTTAGATCAGCTTCATCAGTTGAACGAGTAGAAGCATTTATTAAACTTGGTCGTCCTGATCCTGTAGTTTATGGAGAAAATGGTGAAATTGTTTCTTGGGAAGTTGTTAAAGCCCACGTAGAAAAAGTTTTAGAAGAAAATGGAAAATAAATTTTGTGGGGCAATCGACTTTGATCGATTGCCCACATATTTATAACCATGGAAACAAAATTATGTAAAACTTGTAATACTGAAAAACTATTAACGACTGAGTTTTGGCATAAAGCTAAGCGAAAACCTGATGGATGGGAGTGGAAATGTAAAGAATGTGTTAAAAAACAAACATTAAGTAATTATTACAAAAATAAAGAAAAGTGGAACGAAACTACAAAACGAAATCATCGTAAACGTAGAGAAAAACTTCAAGAACTTAAATCTAATTTATCTTGTACTAAATGTAATGAACAAAGACATTGGCTTTTAGATTTCCATCATATAGATCCAACCCAAAAAGACTTTCAGTTGTCACAAGGTGAAAGGTATGGGTGGGAAAAAATACAAGAAGAAATTGACAAATGTGTAGTTTTATGTTCAAATTGCCACAGAGATTTCCACTACCAGGAAAAGCAAACTAGGATAAGTATAAAAGAGTATTTAAATTTAGAAATATGAGCGATAGAAGTAATATCTACCGAGATATTTTCAACGGCAAAAACAAAGAACGTTGGGAAAAAGAACAAAAACACATGCCTAACCAAAAATGGCATAAGATTATGAGCTTTATTAAATCAGGAATTCGCATAACTGGTTATGCTTTAGTGCCATTTGATTTGGTTACCGCAGCTGTTGTTCTTATATTGAGCGAAATAGTAGGAATATTAGAGGAACTGGTATGAAAAAATTTGAAACTTTATTTTTAAAGTATGGACACTGGAGCTTTTTATTTAGCTCACTTTTTGAAGCATCTGAGAGCCGCTGGTTTACAGCGGCTGCTCTTATGTTTCTTTTTATTAATTATCAATTTATTCACAAACAATGAAACAACTATGGTATTTTAGTGCTGACTGGTGCGGACCATGTAAGCAATTTGGCCCTGTAATGGATGCCTTATCTAAGCAAGGTATGCCTATTAAAAAACTTAATGTAGACTACACCCCAGATGCTACTACAAAATATGGTATTAAGAGTGTTCCTACTGTAATTTTAGTAGAAAACGAACAAGAAAAAGCACGTTTTACAGGAGCTCGTTCAGCACAACAAGTAATTGAATTCTATAATCAATAATGGGAACCTTTAGATCAACAAAAATATTTGATGGTTACTCAACAGTATTTCGTCAGTGGAAAGCTGAAGGAACACATTGCCGATTTCTCCATGGTTATGGAGTAAGCTTGAAGGTGTGGTTCGAAGGTGAACTTGACGAACGTAACTGGGTTTGGGATTTCGGAGGCATGAAACGTGCTAAAGGTACTATTGATGGTATGAATCCTAAAGCATGGATGGATCATATGCTTGATCATACTACAATTATTGCTGAAGATGATCCCTTCTTGGAAGATTTTAAGGAGATGCATGAAAATAATATTATTGAACTTCGCATTATCCCAGCAACTGGAGCAGAGCGATTTGCAGAATACTTTTACCACAAACTCAACAATTTTATTCAAGTTGAAACAGAAGGACGAGTAAAAGTAATTCAAGTTGAATTTCGCGAACATGAAAAGAACACAGCATTTTATAAAGGATAATAATGGCACTAGGAAGAATTGAAGATTATAATAAGGTTTTACCAATTGTAGAACTTTATACTTGTGTGCAATCCGAAGGTAGTAGAGCAGGTCGTCCTACTGTTGCAGTTCGTACTACAGGATGCACTCACCGCTGCTATTTTGGTGAAGGTGGTTGGTGTGACTCTTGGTATACTTCTATCCATCCTGAAAAAGGTAAATACACATTTAATGATATAGTTAGTATTTATGATAAGAACCCAGAAATATCAGAGATGATGTTAACGGGAGGATCACCAACAATGCATCCTAATCTTGTTAACGAACTAACTCATTTTGCTCATGAAAGAGGTATTATCATTACTATCGAAACTGAAGGGTCGCATTTCTTGGGAACAGATTACCCTATCGGCTTGGTATCTTTTAGCCCTAAGTTCAGTAATAGCGTTCCTGTTCTTGGTACTAAGACACCTCTGGGTAACATTGTAGATGAGAAGTTAATAACTACTCATAACCGATTTCGTCTTAATAAAGAAGCCATTAAGCAATCAATGGCTTACCATGCTGACTATCATATGAAAGTAGTAGTCAACCCCGAAGAACAACCAGGTACATGGCAAGAAATTAAAATGTTCTTAGATGAGCTAGAGGTACCTAAAAACAAAATTTGGATCATGCCCCCAGGTGATAACCGTGAGGAACTAATTCGTGTTTATCCTATGGTAATTAATTGGTGTACTGAGAATTTTTATAATTTTACAGGTCGTGAACATATCATTGCCTTTGATACTAAACGTGAAGTATAATGGCTTACGTCATTTTTAAGCATACTAACATCCAAGGAATCCCTCGTACTATCATTGTAAATGATAGTGAGGGTATTCCTATGGAATTTGATTCTTTGGATTATGCTCAAAAATTAGCTGAATTATTTCAAGCTAATACTACCTCCGGAAATGTTTACGAAGTAAAAGAAATAAAATAATGCCACACGGAATATTAAGTATGTTATGGTATTTGTGGGTAAATAATGTTATCCAAGTTGATACTGTTATTAAAGCCTTAGCTCTTGAAGATTATAAACTAGGATCTCTTACTAAAGAAAGTATTACAGTATTTAAAGGAAATAAAAAATTTGAATTTCGTTATGGCCAAAACCTCTGAAAAAATAGTCTGCCATAATTGTTTAGAGTCTATAACTTATAAAACTGGGGTTATGATAGAAAGAAATAATTGGGGTATTCCTCATTTTATTTGGGTTTGTAAAAAATGTAAAAAATGATAGAGTTATACTCGTCTAAAGACATAGACATCAAAACTAAAATTATTGCTCAACAAATTTCTCGTGAACATACCAATGATTCTACACCAGTAGTAATGATTGGAGTACTAAATGGTGCATTTATGTTTTATTCTGATTTGGTCCGCAATATGGATATTGATATTGAGTGTGATTTTATTAGAGTTAAATCCTACTCAGGTAAAGAACGAGGCAGTATTCAACTAACTAAAGATGTTGAAGCGTCAGTTTATGGTAAACACGTTTACCTGGTAGATGATATTTTCGATTCAGGAGAAACAATGAAATTTTTAGCGAAATACTTTAATTTAAAAGGAGCTAAAACAATCAATATCGTTACTTTAGTAAAACGAGTTAAAAACGAGTTTAATCCAATCAACCCACATAGCCACGTTTCATCTTTCAGGTATGCTTTTGAATGCGAGGATGAATGGTTAATTGGTTATGGGATGGATTCAACCGGAGGTTATAAAAGAAATTTAAAATCAATTATGGCTCTTTAATATTTATTAGAGATATGCCATCAGCCAATATAATACAGTTTTCTACAGCTAGTTTAGCCAACACGATCAAAAAAGGTCAGGCTATATTAGGAGTTAATGACGCAGGTTATGGGCCTACTACAACAACAGGATTTTGGAATGGTATAACTCCTCCATCGGGGGGTTATACCATTTACGTTTCTAGATCAATAGCAGGTCCAAATATTTATACTCCTTCTTCTGACAGTGAGTTAATTACATATGCTAGTAAACTAACTAATGTGCCTTTCACTAGCGTATCTGGTACTCTAGCTTGGTTTGCTACCCAATCTAACTCAATAGTTGTAAATAAAAACTATCCTAATATAGTAGTTAGTAGTTCTAATTTAATATTAGATGCTAGCTTTATACCTTCTTATCCTACAACTGCTTCTACTTGGTATGATTTAAGTGGAAATAATTATACAAGTTCATTAACTAATGGTCCTATATTCAATTCAAGAGGATATTTTAATTTTGATGGTACCGATGATTATGTAGCTATACCTAATGAATTAGCTTTAACTTTAAATGGTAACCCTGGTGCTACTTTAGAAATGGTTCTTTTACTTAAAAAAAGAGACAATTCATCAGGCCAATCAGGATTAACTCAACTAAGTGGTTTTAATAATACTAATGGAAATTTATATTTTTATGCTAATTTTGGAGATGGAACTGGAGGACTTTTTTTAGATGTTTTTAGAAATAGTAGAGTAACAATACCAACTTCTTCTCTCTCTAGTAAAACAGTTAATCCACTCCAATGGCATCAACTCAATATAACCACTACCCCAGGTGCTAATGGTTGGAAAGTATATTGGAATGGAGAATTAAAATATTCAGATACAGGGTTGAGCCAAGTATTTGTTAGTTCTAGTACTTATACTCCTTCATTTTCTTCTTCTATAGGGGATTTAACTTTTGGAAAAAGTAGTGGTACTCGTGAATTAAGTGGTTCTATAGCCTCATATAAATTATACAATAGAACTCTTTCTCAATCTGAAATTCTCCAAAACTATTATCAAGGCTCAATCGTCACAGATGGTTTAGTATTCGCTGTTGATGCTGGTAATTTAGTATCATATGAAAGTGGTTCATTATCAACATATTCATTAACAGGTTCATTCACTGGATCTTTAGATAATGGAACTAGTTTTAGTAATATTAATGGTGGTACATTTGTATTTGATGGTGTTGATGACTTTATCAATGTTCCTATAAACGCGGCTTTTAATACTCCAAGTGTTACCTTTGAGGTTTGGGCTAATTTACAATCAATTAATGATAGACATATTATATATGTAAATTGGCAAGGAAATTCTTTAGAGGTTAATTCTGATAGAAGTGTAACAATGTTTAATTTTAACTCAGCAGGCCAGCAAGGAGCTCAAACTGCTGGTGGGGTTATTGAGTGGGGTACTTGGAATCATTTTGTAGGCACCTATAATAGTGGTTCTCAAACATTAAATACTTATGTAAACGGTATTCTACTAGCCACTCGAGCAAACACCCTAGCGACAATATACAGTGTATCTGTCCATAAAATCTCAGGAACAAATTTTGGAGGAGAAGTAAAAGGAAATATTTCAATAGTTAGACACTACAATAGGGCCCTCTCAACTCAAGAAATATCTCAAAACTTTCAAGCACAACGCTCTCGCTTCGGGATTTAAATATTTATAACTATGCCCCAACCAATAGCATACAATACAGGTTCTCAAACCTCAGGATCACTAAAACTAAATGGCATTGAGTATGCCATTAGTTCTTCTATTGTATCTGGTTCAAATGGACAAAGATGGTTTACCTCAGTTAATCCAGGAAATGGAATTGTATTAGTAACTAATAGTTTTACTCAATCCTATTCTACTTATCAAAACTCTACTCCTTTATTTTATACAGCATCTGCCTTAACAGATGCTGCTATTACAAGTTCTATAAATGGTTTACCTGATAGATTCGGATTACCTCAGTTTACAGATACAGCTTCAGCTTTTGCTTGGGTAGCAGATAGTCGGAAATACTTTATGATGAATTACGAGTATCCTCAGATTGTAACTGATGGGTTAGTATTTTTAACTGATGCTAAATTTTTAGCTTCATATCCTACTACTCAATCTACTTGGTATGATTTAAGTGGACAAGGCAGTAATGGTTCTTTAATTAATGGTCCTACATTTGATCCAAATGGATGGTTAACCTTTGATGGTATTGATGATTATATTTCAATCCCAAATGCTTATAGTTTTACCACAGGAAATGGCACTGATTATACCTTTGAAATTTGGTTTAAAATGAGAACATTACCTACCATACAATATGGACCTAATGGTCACGTTTGGGGAGGTCAAAATGGAAACAATGTTGTTATCTACTTAAACCCTCAATCTGGAGGAGTAAGTAAAGGTATAATGATATATGATGACACTCGATACGACCCAAGTATGATGACAAATGGTGGATTTACAGCGGATACTTGGGCACAATGGGTAATAATTGGAGATGGTACTAATAACACAGTTACTCATTATATCAATGGTGCACTAGATAGAGGACCTACAGTTGTTCAACCATCATCCCAATATGTTAGAGCATGGGGATATGGGCAAACTAAATTTGGATTTGACACTAGATGGAATACATATAGTACATTAGATCTAGCTATTGCTAGACAGTACACCAGACAACTATCTCAAACCGAAATCTCTCAAAACTACTATCAAGCTCCAATTGTCACAGATGGATTAGTATTAGCGGTTGATGCTGGTAATATAGTATCATATGAAAGTGGTTCTACAACTACTTATTCATTAACCGGATCCTTTACTGGGAGTTTACAAAATGGGGTAGGATATAGTGTTAAAAATGGAGGAGCCTGGGTTTTTGATGGTGTTGATGATAGAATATATTATGGATCTCAACCTATAAATTTTAATCCTTCAATCCAACCTTTTTCTATGGGAGGATGGATTAATTTAAGTTCAATTGCTGGTGCCGGGACTGATGCTGTTTTACTTGATATAGTAGGATCATCTTCATCTGGTTTATATATAGCTATAAATAAAACTAATCTTAATTTAAGAGTTTATATAAGACCCCCAGCAGGAGCAACCTCAATACCTGTAGAAAGTCCAATTAATTCAGTTTTATTAGGTGAATGGGTTCATGGTATAGTTACATTTGATGGTGGAACTATTAAATTATATCAAAATGGAGAATTAATTAATACAGCAACTTCATTTACTAATTATCCTACTTCATTAGATAATTGGTATAGTGGTCACCAAGATGATAATAATCACTATATGGATGGATATATAAGTTCAGTTTTTTTATATCTAAAAACCCTCACCGCAGAAGAAGTATCCCAAAACTTTAACGCTCAACGTTCTCGTTTCGGAATTTAAATATTTATAATTATGTTAGACCAAGAATATGCCAACCGCCGTTTTGTAATCTTTGATGTTACAGAACTTCCACTTATAGACTTTTCTCAAGTCTATGAAACCTCTATAGACACAGTTAGAAAATCAGTAGATGAAACTAAAACTTTTGTAAAGTTTGATTTGCCTACCCCATCAAGTGTATTATCTTTAACTACAAAGTCTATAGAATACACATATGAGGAAATTTTACAAATCTTAGCTACTCCGGAATGGACAGACCCACTCCCTGAACCCAATATCATAATTGAGTCTACCCCATCTGATACACCTACATTTATTCCTGCAGAAGGATAATTTGGAGTATGTAAAATAGTTTTGTATATTTAGTTATTAAAATAAGTTATATGGAAAATATTGAAAATAAGCGTCGTAAGAAATACAACGACATTGAATGCGTTCCTACAGGATTCGCTAATGGTGTAGCAGGAGATTTTCCACTCACTGCTGAGCAAAAAGATCAAATGATCGAGGAAGCAGCTGAACACTTTGGTCACTTCCTTACTGCTTTAAAATGTGATTGGCAAAACGATCCTAACTCAATGGAGACACCTCGTCGCGTAGCTAAAGCATACGTAAACGATTTGTGGAAAGGTCGCTACAACAACTTTACAGAAATTACCTCATTTCCCTCTGATGGTTATGATGGAATTATCATTGAACGTAATATTCAACTTACCTCAATGTGTTCACACCACCACCAAACAATTCGTGGTGTAGTGCATATTGGTTATGTAGCTGGAGATGAAGGTCGAGTAATTGGTCTATCTAAACTAAATCGAATTGTAGAACATTTTGGTCGCAGAGGTGCTATCCAAGAACAACTCACTTCAGCTATTCACCAAGCAGTAGATAAAGTATGTGAAGGTAATCGTGGTGTGATTGTAACTGTGGTTGCTACACATAATTGCGTATCTTGCCGAGGTATTAACCACCAAGGTGCAGCTATGGTAACTACCAAAGCATCAGGTGTGTTTATGGATAACAATAATCAAGCACGTCAAGAATTCTTTGATTCACTAAAAATTAACAATGGAAATATCTCTATCTGAGGATCAAATTAAACGTTTAATTGCAGCTGAACTAAAAGGTAATCTTCAAATATTAATCGATCCCAAACAAAAAAACAGTTTTAGTGAAGGTCGAATCCATACCTGGACCAATATAGTAAGCGAACGTCTTTTTTATCATTTAACTGAACAACATAAACATGAACCAATTACAAGAATTAATCCAGATCGAACTAATCAATAGTATAGGAATGCTTCGTTCGTTTTCAGACCGAGATGAAGTAACCCGAAACCCCGAAATAGACTGGTCCGAGGTTACATCGGCACGTATTGCTAAACTATTTGAAGGTCAATATGTACCATTCGTCAGCGAGGTTGAAGAGTTCAACAGCTTAATGAATAAACCTAATAACTATGTCCCACAAATTCCAAATAATAGAGCTGAATGGGAATTCGTATACAACTTCATTCTTGAAGAGCTTGAGGAGTATAAACATGCTTGTGAAACAGAAAACATCGTGGAAGTTTTGGACGCGCTGTGTGACATTGCTTATGTATCCCTTGGGAACGGTACTATGCTTCATGGCCTTAAGAATAAAATTTGGCCCGCTTACATGGAGGTACAGGCATCGAATCTATCAAAGGCTTGTGGAACTGAAGAAGAGGCAGAAAAGACTGTTGAAATCCGTTCCCAAGAACAAAGCGAACCTTGTCATTATGAACAGGTTGGTGACAAGTATGTTGTATATCGTAGCCGAGACCGCAAAGTAATGAAATCAATTAATTACTTCAAACCCAATCTGAAGCAATTCTTTAAATAATGAGTTATAAATCTTGTTTTGTTCAACCCCTCAAGGATAATAACTATAAAGTTCACTTGTGGGATGATGGTGGTTATCAAACTATGGTATGGAATTACCATGCTTACGAGGAGTGCAGTGATCACGATGCAAACAAAAATATTAGAGGACAAAAACAAGAATCACTTCGCAAAGTAAACAGATGGGCTAAAGACAACCCTTCCCTACACTTTCATGACATGCGACCTTACCAAAGGTTTCTAGTTGATATGTACGGAACAAATGACGAACCATCTGTTACTCACCAAGAAATATTTTTTGATATAGAGTGTGAAATGGGGGGTGCGCTTACCGAAGATTATATTCGCAGTGCCCCAAAACCCATCACCTCTATAGCTTGGTGGCACAAGCAAACAGATGAGTGGAAAATTCTTATCTTAGACAAAAAAAGCGAGCTACAAAGAGACAAAGAAGGTAACAGAGAGATTATTCCGGTTCCGACAGAAAAAGCACTCCTTGAGGCTTTCCTTAACAACCTCCGAGACATTAATCCGGATATACTTGTTGGTTATAACAGCGATTACTTTGATATTCCCTACCTCTACTACCGCCTTTGTAATGTATTTGACAAAGAAGTAGCAAACATGCTGTCTCCGATCGGAATTGTAATGGACGAGAGCGAATGGAACAGAGATGGTTGGCTTAAAATTGCAGGTACCGAATCTTTAGACTATATGAAGCTACACAAAAAGTTTAGTTTTAGAGATGAACCCTCTTTTAAATTAGATGCATTAGGAAAAAAATACGTTGGTTTAGAAAAAATCGAGTACGAGGGTAGTTTGGATCGCTTGTTTAGAGAAGACAAGCAAAAGTTTATCGCTTACAACTTTCGAGACGTAGAGATCTTAAAAGCATTGGACGAGAAATTTCAATACCTACCTTTAACAAAAAACCTAGCACATAAGGGTAAAATCAACTATTCAGATGTTTACAAGAATAGTATGATTCACGATGGTGCAATCTCGGCTTACTTGTTGTCTCAAGGTATTGTTCCACCCGCACGCGATAGAAATCCTATCACTAAAAAGAACTACGCGGGTGGTTATTTGTTTTGTCCTAGCGCGGGTTTATTTAACTACATGTTTGATGAGGATTTGACATCTCTATACCCTTCAATTATCATGTATTTAAACATTGGTAAAGAAACGCTCGTAGGAAGGATTTTGATTCCGAATGAGAAAGTAGTAGTAGAAGGTAAAGAGATCTTTAACTGTCGATACGGATTAAATGATTTAAAAAAGATGGATCCAAATCTTGAGTTTACTGTTCAGAATGCCAAACGTAAAACCGCACAAATGAAAGTTAAAGAGATTATTGATCTAGTAGAAAAGTCTGGATTAGCAATCTCGGCAAATGGGGTTTTATATAGAACAGATTTTGATTCGGTACTAAAAACGATTCTGGCAAAATGGTTTGATGAGCGAGTTATATATAAAAATAAAATGAAGCAAGCCTACAAAGTGGGCAACAAAGCAGACGGTGAAAAGTTTCACTTGATGCAACACACCATAAAAATCCTTTTGAACTCGTTATACGGGGCTACTGCTTTGGGTTCATTTAGATATGGTAACGTAATTTTGAGTGAAAGTATTACTTTGTCTGGTCAACGAATTATTCAGGAATCAGCTTTTTTTGCAAACACTCATATGAATAAAGTAATAAGAGGAGAATTGACACTATAATGGAAAATAAAATTTCAAAACAATCAATTAGAACAGGAGTATCAATCTTTAGCGCAGGTGAAAAACTTGACAAGGATACTATTATTAGTAAATCTGAAAAATGGTCAGATAAAGAGATATTATTCTTTAGGAAAATGCTTAAACAAGGAGGGCGTTTTAATATTAAAGGGGAAAAATTTTATATTACAGTCCCAGAACAAATCTATAACCAAAAAGGTGAGATTGAAGGTGTAATGCATAATGAAGAGGAAGACAACGCTTGATTTACACGGGGTTAAACACGCTGGTGTTGAAGATAAGTTGATTGACTTTTTCTTCTGGCACGGTTTTGACCATAAAGAAGTAAATATTATAATAGGCAACTCTCAAAAAATGCAAGAAATAGTTATAGATTTCCTTGACAAATATGAATTTAAGTATTATATTTCGTCTCACAATTTAGGAGAAATAATAGTAACAGAATGATTAATCTAGAAAGTACACCTTGGTTTATTTGTAAAGAAGGCGATAAAAATTATTGTGCTTATGTTGACACAGACTCTAATTATTATAATGCTGAACCTTTGCTTAGGCATCTTTACCCTACTTTTGATGAGATGGGTGAGGAAGAAAGAGACAACAAGCTCGAAGAAATCGCCCTCAAGTACCAAGACCTGATTACAGACTATTATTCAGAGATGTCCACAAACGTATTTAACGTTCCGGTTCACCGTTTTGAGATGAAAACTGAATGTATTATTCGTTCGGCTTATTTTAGAGCAACTCGACGTTATGCACAATGGATTACTAAGAAAGAAGGTGTAGTCAAAAACGAGCTAGATATTAAAGGTCTAGAGTTTATGAAAGCTAACTTCCCACCTATATTCGGAAAGTTCTTTAATAAGATTCTAGAGTTAGCTCTTAAAGGAACTAAACAAAGTGAAATTGATAAAATGCTTCTAGATTTTAGAGAGCACATTATGTCAAAAGAACTTGATATTAAAATTTTAGGTAATCCAACTTCGGTAAAAACTCTAAACGATTATATTGAGCGTTTACCTAAACCCGGAGAAATGTTCTCTTTAATTAAATCGAAAGCACCCGCTCCAGTTAAAGCAGCTATTAAATATAACGATTTATTAACGTTTTGGGGATTGGATAAGCAGCACTCTAGAATTACTCAGGGTGATAAAGTAAAATGGATTTACTTAAGAGATAATCCTTATAAAATTGAGGCACTTGCTTTCCTTGATTTTGATATGCCAGAAAAGATTCGTACATTATTAGATGATTATGCTGATAAACACAAATCATTTGAATCAATTTTAGAAAGTAAGCTAGAGGGATTTTATCATGACTTGGGTTGGTCATTAAACTTAAACCCATATAGAAACCTATTTTTTACCTTTTAATATGATTAATAAAGGAGAATTACAAACAATTATCTCAAAGTATAATTTGGGTGGGATGATTGATGCTGTAAAATGGACTGTTAAGGACAAACAACTTACAATCAAGTACAACGCACCTACTAAAGATATGATTGGTGAGGTAGTACACAATAAATTTGATTTAGAAGACAGTGAATTTGCTGTTTATAATACCTCTCAATTAGATAAACTTTTATCTATTACCTCAGGTGATATAAATCTACAGCTAGAAAAAACCGGTAAGATATTTGGCCGCTTAGTAATTGAGGACGTAAACTACAAACTTAATTACTCATTATCTGATCTTTTACTTATCCAGGAACCAGGTAAAGTAAATGATACGAACGATTATATTATCGAAAGCACTTTAGAATCAGATGCTATTTCAGCTGTTATTAGAGCTAAAAATGCACTACAAAGTGATAATGTAAACTTTACTATCACTACAAACTTTGATGGTGATCAAGTGTTAACAATGGTGTTCGGTGATAATTCAAATCACACACATAAAGTTGAGTATATCGTGCCTAACACGGTTGTAACGGGCGATCACTTTAATTTCAATATCCCATTCAACTCTGAAATGATACGCGTTATATTCGCAAATAATAAAGATGCGAATAAAGCCCACATGAGTTTAAACGTACAAGGGTTGCTTAAACTCGTATTTGAAGGAGATAATTGGAAAAGTACTTACTATATTGTAAGAAAAGCAGATCAATAATATGTATTACAGACATAAAATTGTAGCTAGGGCACAAAGTTATGTTAATGTTCAACCGCTGATCTTCGGACAGCATAAATTTAAAATGATATGAGTACATTATTTTTTGAGAGACACATCTCACCATTTGATCTCTTATTTAGAGATTTTTTTAAGTCTGAACTAGACTTTCAACCGGCTAATGAAGCCAAAATTTCCCACCCTGTAGATATTTACGAAAATAAGAACGGACTGCATTTCGAAATTGCATGTACTGGTCTTACTAAATCTGATATTGAAATCAATATCGAAGGGGATATTCTTAAAATCAGTTATAATAAATCAAAGGACGAAGCATGTTGTGAAGTAGATGATTGCAAATACATTCACAAAGGAATTGCAAAACGTTCTTTTAATTTAGGTTATAAAGTTGCTTCTAAGTTTAATCTTCCAGAATCATCAGCCGAAATGAAAGATGGACTTCTTAAAATTTCAGTACCGTTTGCTGAAGAATCAAAACCAAAAGCACTTAAAATAAAGTAATAGTTTTCGATTAAAAACGTGCCCTAGCGCAATTTTGGTCGTATATTCACGTTATAATTAAATAAATGTTATGCGAAAGACAAAGGAATCAAAGCAGTACACCCGTTACATCAAAGATCCACTAATTGAACCCTATTACATTCAATTAGATGACTACTGCTATGCAGTTCACAAAGGTATTATCGCTGAAGAAAGTGGTAAAGAATACCAACAAACCCTTGGATATTATACAAGTCTAAGCAATGCACTTGAATCCATTGCCCGAGATGAAGCTATGAGTGTCAGTTATGGCACAATCCAAGAATTTATTAACACCTATAATCAAATCGTTAACCGTTTAAGTCAAGTTATTAAAATATGATTGAAGCACTTTACAATGCTGTCGTAGTACAGCCAATTGAACTAGAAGAAACAACCTTTGGCAACATCGTTGTTCCTGATCTAGGAAATGAAAAAAATAAAACAGCTAAAGTAATCTCAGTAGGACCAGGCGCCCCCTCAGTTATGGGGAATCTTTTACCTACAACTCTAAAAACTGGAGATGTAGTAGTATTACCTACTATGGGATTTACTAAGTTTGAATACAAAGGAGAAGAATATTGGATTGGTCGTGAAAACGACATTTTAGCTAAAATCACAAAATAATGAGTAAAGTAATTGAATTTGGACCTGAAGCACGTAAACAATTAGTTTCAGGCATTGATAAACTAGCAGATGCTGTAGTAGCAACTCTTGGCCCCAATGGTCGTAACGTAGTAATCGTTAACGAGATGGGTCAGGTACAGTCAACCAAGGATGGTGTAACTGTAGCTAAATCTATTTCTCTAAAAGATAATATAGAAGAAGTAGGTGTTAAAATGGTAAAACAAGCAGCTGTTAAAACCGCAGATGTTGCAGGTGATGGTACTACTACCTCAACCTTGCTAGCTCGTGAAATGGTTAAAGCTGGTTTAAACCACTTAAATAACGGTGCTAACGCGGTAGAAATTAAACGCGGTATAGATGTTGCTGTTAAACAAGTAACTGAAGCTATTCGTTATCAAATTAAAGAAGATATCTCAAATGAGGACCAACTTGAACAAATTGCTACAATCTCAGCAAACAACGATCTAGAGGTAGGTAAATTGATTGCTACCGCTTTGAACAAAGTAGGTCGCGAGGGTGTAGTTACAATTGAAGAATCCCAATCAGGTGAAACATACCTCGAAACAGTAGAAGGTATGCAGTTTGATCGTGGTTACAAGTCACATTACTTTGTAACTGACAACTCAACAATGTCTACTTACCTTGAGAATCCATTTATTCTTATTGCTGAAAAGCGTTTTACAACTGTAAAAGATTTACTTCCTATTCTAGAGGGAGTATCTAACCAAAACCGTCCACTATTAATCATTGCTGAAGACGTTGAAGGTGAAGCACTTGCTACACTTATCGTTAACAAGGCACGAGGTACTATTAAAGTAGCAGCTGTTAAAGCTCCTGACTTTGGTGACCGTCGTAAATTGATTTTAGAAGACATTGCTGTTTTAACTGGTGGTCAAGTATTTAGTACCGATAAGGGTATGCGACTTGACAAATTCAGTTGGGATTGGTTTGGTTCGGCCCGTAGTGTAACAATAACAAAAGATCAAACAACCATTATTGATGGAAGAGGAGAATCTGAATCAATACAAGCACGTATTGAAGAACTTCAACAACAAATCGAAAAAGCAAAAACCCCTTTCGAACAAGAAAAACTCCAAGAAAGGCTCGCGAAATTCGTGGGAGGAGTAGCTATCGTTTATGTAGGTGGAAACACTGAAACAGAAATTAAAGAAAAGAAAGACCGCGTAGAGGATGCACTTTACGCAACTAAAGCCGCTATTGAAGAAGGAATTGTAGCAGGTGGTGGTGCTGCTTTACTTTACGCTCGTGAAGCTATTACTGAATCAAATATTGGTTCTAAAATTGTGTATCAAGCTTGTGGTAAACCATTTGAACAAATCCTTATAAATGCTGGTTGCGATAGAGCAAAAGCACAAATGCTTGCTATGAATTATACCTCAAATGAAACAGTTTGGGAAGGTCATGATGTTAAAACAGGAATGATTATTAACATGAAAGAAGCAGGTATTATTGACCCAGCTAAAGTAACTCGAACTGCACTTGAAAACGCAGCTTCAGTAGCAGGAACTATTTTACTTACAGAATGTGTTATAGTTGATAGCCCAGAGGATAAGAAAGAATCTGATCCAATGGCCGGAATGGGAGGTATGTTCTAATGGATACTCAACAAGTAGAAAAAAACATTCAAATCGCTGAGCGAGTTCCACCTGGTGACAGGTGGAAACTCCTCAACGGTGAAAAAGTTTACGATTCGTTAACTGAGGTATTGAATGCTTGGTATCAACAAGCAACTAATAAACCTCAGGCGTTTAGGCTTGAACCTTTAAAGGGGAAGTTGTATATTATCACTACTGAAGAAATAGAAATTCTAAAACCTGAACCTAAAAAATACGATTTGTATGGTGACTATGAGTAAAGAACATACTCTATTTGTTGAAAAATATCGCTCTAAAGGTCTAGATGAATATGTAGGTAATGAAAATATTAAAGCTACTGTAGCTAAATATTTAGAACAAAACGATATACAAAATCTTATTTTCTATGGAGGGCCAGGAACTGGCAAGACTACTCTTGCTAAGCTTATTGTTAATAATCTGGAATGTGATTATCTTTACATCAACGCTTCAGATGAGCGTGGTATTGAGACTATTAGGGATAAAGTTTCTGGTTTTGCTTCGTCAGCGTCTTTCAAGCCTCTCAAAATTATTATCTTAGACGAAGCGGATTTTTTAACAATCCAAGCACAAGCATCACTTCGAAATGTAATTGAAACATTTTCACGTAGCACACGTTTTATCTTAACTTGTAACTATGTTGAAAGGATTATTGATCCTCTTCAATCACGTTGTCAGGTACTTAAAATTGTACCCCCTTCAATGAAAGAAGTAGCTGCTCATATAGCAGGTATTTTAGATAAAGAAAATATTGAATGGGCTAAGGAAACACTAGGACCTATTGTTAAACAATATTACCCTGATATCCGCAAAATTTTAGGCACAGCTCAGTTATCAACCATTGATAATAAACTTGTCTTAGACAAGTCAATACTTGTATCAAACAACTATACTGAGCAAGTAATAAACGAGCTTAAAACGAATAAAAACTGGAAAAACATTCGTCAGATAATTGCTGATTCTAATATTAATGATTATGAAGAACTTTATAAAGAGCTTTATTCGCGAGTTTCAGACTATGCTGACGGGCGAGAAGGCATGGTGGTAATTATTCTAGAAGAATATCAATATCACGCTAATTTCCGAATCGATAAGGAAATTAATATCATGGCTTGTATAGCCAAAATCATCTCAGTTCTATGATCAACATGGAGATAGTACATATGGGCCCTCGTTCATTCTATCTCTATAGAACTTACAAAGAACGAGATAAACCAGTTGATGCTGACTTACTTAAAGAATATTGGCATTGTGATACAGTACTTAAAAAAGAAAACGTATATTATTTTTGTAGAGAAATACAAGATATAGAATATGAAAAAGTTCCTGCTGTATACTCTAACTTGGATTAGTGGAAATCTTTCCGTACCTTTCTGGATGGTAGGACATATTCATCTTACTACTAATGTATATGAAGACATCCACGAGATAATAGCATCGTTTGGAATGAATATAATAGTGGCTATTGGCTTCTATATAGATTGGTTAAAACATAAAAAAGAAAATTCATGAATCAAAATCAAGAACTTAAGCTCAATATTGATCTTAAAAACACAGAAAAAGTAGAAACACCAGACGGCAACTATGTAGTTGCTGAAGGTCTTATTTTGCGTAAAGCATCACGCTTTGCGGTAGGTACTGCCCAAGACGCACTCATCCCAATCCCTGTGTTTTATGATGTTAAAACAGGTGCTATCTTGAAGGAAACACTTCCTAAGGAACTTCAAGACGAATATGACACTATTTGATTGGTTAGAAGAAATAACAGTCAAAAAGACTCCTTCGGCTAATTTTACCGAAGAGTCATGGGATTCATTTAATTCTTATATGGTTCATAGATATTTATCGATGGATATAAATTACATAGAACTTGTAAATTATGTCCAAAAGATAAACCCACAGAATAAGAAACAGATTTATACCATCTACAGAGAAATGATCCCAAAAAAGAAGGTTTGGCTAAAGTATGTCAAACCAAGTAAAAAACAAAGACCACAACATGTTGCTGAATACATAGCAAAATATTATGAATGTAGTTTAGGTGAAGCTGATTACTATATTGATATAATTAGAGAACCTGGTGTTCGAGGTATTTTGTGGCAAATGGGAATCGATCAAAAAGAACAAGATAAATTAGTAAAAACTCTATAAATGGAAGAACAAATAGGTTACGGTAATCTAAAAGCAGTTACAGATTTCGAAAAAACATACCCTGAATTAGCAGAAGAATTTAGAAAAATTCAAGCGGAACAATATGAGTTGTTTGCTGGTAAAATGATGGATTATGGTTTAGGTAATATTTCTTTAGGTTCAACACTTGAAAACCAAGACGATATTAAT